ACTTGGACACCGGCAAGGCCCCAAGTTAGAAGGTTAACTTGCAAGTTCTGACCGTTCATGTCTTGTGAACCGTAAGTTTGTGTGCGAGTAAAGCCAGCCACAGTAGTGTTAGCTGGTAAATCGCCACCAGTCCAAACGCCGCCGCTAACTAGTTCAACTGATGTTGCAACACCCGCGTTAGAACCAGTAACACGAACTACAAGAGGCTCATCAAAACCAGCGTGGCTGAATTCAAAAATGTCACCTACATCGTTAGCTGTGCCACCATTTCTTAGAGAAATACTTAGTACAACTTCGTCGCCGCAAGCTTCTGCAATAATAGTAGATTCACGTGCCGCGAATGTAAAATATTGACCGTCAGGTTCGCCGATTAGATACAATTCTGCTCTGTTCTGTAAACCTCTGATTGCTTGGGAATATGTGCTGTCGCTTAGGTTAGAATCAGTTTCTACATCGCGATTCATATCAGCTACAAAGAATCCTAGCTCTGCTGTACCTATTTGTGTTATTGGGAAAGCTCGTTCCCAGTTGTCTCTAGTTGCCATGTTAAATCCTTAAAAAGAAAAGTATGCAATTATTTATCAAAAAGAAACCCGCCGAAGCGGGTTCTGGTCTGTTCGGTTACAAGGTCTTTCCTACCTTGGCTACGGGTTTTTAGGCCGCGATAGCGAATGTACTGTCGTTTGCAGTTACTTTTTTTGCGTCTACGGCCGGGAAACCCCAACCCTACGGCTTCTGCTTTGCCGAGCTGTCCACTTGTTTACTTGTTGCCCTGTCGAAACCATGGCAGGCCCATCATAAAAACACAATACCAAAGTAAATTTATCTGGAATACCAAAGTAAATTTATGCTCTTATGGTGGACCTGGCGGGAGTCGAACCCGCGTCCAGAACACTTTTCTATCCGCTTCATACAGCAATTCATCTATAGCTACATTGTAGCTATGTATTATTTTTTCTTACGGGTTGCCGCTCGTTTTGCCATTGCTTTTACAGTCTTTGGCTTTGGTGGCTTCTTGCCCTTAAGGATTTGACTAACTCTACGTGGACTAGGCATAGTTGTCTCCTTACTTACGTTTACGAAGTTGGCGACGGACTGCGGCCTGGGTTTTTGTTTTTGCACGATATGCCATAAAGTTCTCCTTAGTGCGTATATTGTATACTCAAGACTTATATCTGTCAATCATTATTTAACCAATCTATCTTATAATTGGATAAATGATGTAAAATATAGTCCTTTACATCTTGCTCGTGAATACTGAGCAGATCGTAGTTAAATGTTAGCCCAAAACGTGCATTAGGCACAAAGTTAGGATCTATGTTTTTTACTTGCTGACGGATAACGGGCAATGCCATGCTTTCGAGTTTTAACTTAAATGTCTTATACCAACTATTCTTATCAAACTCATATATGTACTCTCTTGCGACCTTCTTATACGTTGCCGCCCCGCCTAGAATCTTAGTCCCATTGTTATTGTTAGCCATAGACCAACGCTGATACAATGGATCCAAGTACCAGTTCTCGATTGCATGGATTGCCGTATCCGGATCAATAGTGTCATTAAAGTATAGCGCACCTCGTACCCCGCAGTTAAGCATTTTAACGTTAAAGATTAACCACCAGAAAAAGTCATGCAAACTGTGTATAGGTACGCTAGCTGTCTGTGCGTTTCTATTGTACTTCTCATATAGTATTCTCCCAAATTCTGGCATTGGTTCGGGAGCGGCCAGGTTTGGCCAAGTGGGCTTTGTCGGTAACGACAAATAAGCTATTAGTAAGTCTTTAAACTCACTATAGTGTACTGTAGGATCGCTATGTCGTCCTATTAAACTAGCGATGTGTGCTTTGCTTTCTGCGCTGAAGTTTTTGGCGTACTTTTCCCAGCTGTAATACAAGTTAATACCAAATACAGTGCCGAAGATACAATCGCCATCGTCGGCAGTGATTGGAGTGTACCCCAAAGCCATGATAGTGTCATATTTGTTTACCTGTGAGTCTATTAGTTTAAATTTATCTTTTATGTACGTATTGTAAAAGGCAGGGTTTTCTGCGATGCCTGAAAAACTTGTACATACTGCTACCTTTTTAAGTTCTTCTGAACTTAGGTTGCGTAACAGAGCAACCATCATTACTGTGCTATCTATACCGCCGCTCCACATGACTGCAAAACGTTCGCCTTGATTGATACGTGCCTTGTATGTTAATGCTGTAAGGTCACATACTTCTGCAAAGTCTAAATTGAAAGCAGGATCGTAGCTGACCATTTGGTACTTAGGAATTGTTTCCATAGGCCACGGTGTAGACCATTCACTGCTGTCACGTGATACAAAACGATTAGGATTTAGTCTTCGTGCAATGTTAATATAAAACTTGCCACCTTCACCTACTTGATTATACACATCAGTCCAATAGTCGTTCTGATACAAGTTAAACACCACGTTACTAAAGTAAAGAGGGTCTGTTAACTGTAACTGTGGTCTATTGGGATTATTAATCATACGCTACTTAATGTTAGACGATCGACGCTATGCACTTCTGTACCTTGATCTGGATCAGGTATCTCTAACATAGAATAGAAGAAACGTTTGTGTGGTATTGTTATTGCGGTTAAGTTCTTTGACCACATTGCATATATTTCTGCAAGAGCATGATCAACACTGTTGCTATTATAAAGGATACGCTTTATGGCTGTCTTGTAACTTATATCCATACCACTATTAGTGCTATCAGCAGGAACATTAAAACCTGCAGGTACATCTATAAGACTAGTGTAATCTTCCATAGGAAGTATGTTATTGATTGCGTCTGTTAGTTTTGCGGCATGCCATGCTCTTATACAAAACTTTGCATACTCGTGAAACTCTAGAAATTTATTGTATTGATCAGGTGTGTCAAAGTCTAACAAAGGAGTTGGTCCTAGCTTAACAATGTTTACCCCTAGAGGAATCTTTGTTAGCGAGGGTGTTTGTCTGCCGTAGAGTACATTAGCAGATCCTACTGTTAGGTTCTTTTCTTCAATAGTATAGTTGATACAATTAGCGTTATCCATAACAACATCAGTGCCTTGAAGAATACAAATCGTAATGCCAGGCATTTTACTGCTTAGGATCTGTGCTACTTCTAATGCGGTATATGGATCAAATGTATCTACTGCAAAGAATCTATCCACTGTGGGACTGTAGTATGCGTGGGCATTGGAACGGCGCCGAAAGCCGTTCATATGAAAGTTAGCAATAATGCTGTCTGTAGTCTTTTCCCACATGTGGTACTTATTTACGGAACCAACTTTTTATCGCTTGAAATAGATTATAGAACCTAAAGGCGTGCGGGTTAATCATCGGCATGTGGCCAGGGCAACGACCTTGACGGTAATCACAGTCCGGACTATATTCTTTATTACAAGTATTACAATGGGTCATAGTTTACTCCGTTCTTTAATCTGTTAACAAACTTTGCTTGGTTAATTAAATCTCTGCATTCAGGATCGTATTGCATCTGTTCAAACTCAATAAATCTTTCAATGATCTTAGAAAGCTCTTCCATCTCACATTCCATCTCAACAATGTTAACTACTTTGGTTGTCATGTGGTACGATGCAGTACCATACTCATAGTGATGATAGTTTATAGGTTCATGTTCGTGCTTCTGGCTTATGTTCTTAATGTTACCCTTGGCTAGTTGCAGGAACCGCTGTATGTTGCGTAGATTCTTATCCTTCATTTGGATCTAGAGTCCTTACATAAGCTATTGCTTGTTCTAATGCACTTTGATAAGAAGTACTGTAGATAGTGCAATGTATTTTACCTTCTCCGATGAAAATATCAAAAGGCACTTGTCCCGGAAATCTAAACGGGTCAGGTAAGTCAAGTACAATTTCGTACTTGTCTGCCTGTTTCATACGGCCGATTAGTTCATCCGTTATCTGTTTTGCTGTTGTTGTCATTTGAAGTCATCCCTGCACGTTCTATTAGAACAATTAGCCAGCCAATGAAGGCTAGCAAGTAAGGTGCGCCTAGTGGTGTACCCCAATTAACTATTGTCAGAAGCAAGCAACAACCTACAATAAACATAGCGCATACAAATTTTAGTTTACCCATCATGTCCATAGTGCTTGTCTCACTTTAATTAAACGAATCATCATAGCTTCGTCTTCTTTCTCGTAGGCCGCTTCCATCTTATGTAGCAACTTATGGGCCTTGGTACTCATCTTTTTAAGTTCAGGAGTTTTATCGTTCATACTCCAACTTAGCTTACCACCGTTAGCTTGACGGCTAGCTTCACAGTAAGCTGACCAGCCGCTTGCTTCGTAAGGATCAGGGCGAGCAGGACGAGTAACAGTCCACCATGTGTACAAGTCTAAGATCTCTTGTGCGTTAACTGCTTGAGGTGTAAGTTCGCCAAGACTTTTAAAATCTTTGCCAACCTCGTCTTCTTTCCAGCGAAGGTTACGTTGCCATTCTAAATTGTCAAGACCGGCTTGTTTACACCGCCATGTACGTACACGCCACCAACCGCTGGCCCAGAATGGTGCTTTATACTTTTCTTTTTCTGCTCGGTCAGCCCAAGCGATATGCCACCATGCTAGTTCAACTTCGACGAAATCCACAAGTTCGTTAAACAAGCAAGGCAGAAACCTATTACCCACGTCACACCAATCACCAGGCTTGATATCGCGAGCATGAGCAGTAAGGCTATGAGTACGAGTAATCCACCGATTATTGATGTAGTACTTGATAGAGTGGATTTTATCCGGGATATACATAACGAAATTTTGTACATAGTCTAATCCTTCTTCAGCTAGCCAATAGCGGAAGTTGTGACGCATCTTAGCGGTAACGTGCCAGTCGTCCCATTCTTCAGAGGTACCAACTTTAAGTTTCTCTGTGCCTCTAACCCAATCTGCAAACCTAGTGCAGGTCCAATAGTTTCTCATACCTTTTGTGCCTTACGCATGTTAATATATTCTTGCCACTGCATCCACTTACCTTTGGTCCAAAAACCCCAGTCACGCTGTTTAGGTCCAGGCATGAACAATGTCCATGCTGTTACTTCAGGGTCAAGTTCGATGCGGTGAAAACTCTTTGCACTACAAGTGCGGAAGTGTCCTGCACCTCTCCAGTGTCTAGTTTCGGCGACTTTCTCTCCGTTGCTGTTAAATGTAGCTACCCATTCGTAGTATCCGCCTTTAAGGATTAGGGTAGCATAGGGCCAAGGATGATCGTGTACATCGTCTGGATCTGACTTTAAGAACTTGTGCAAGAATACGTTAAACGGAAACTTATCACGGTCCTTAAGAAACAAATAGTAACGTTCCAAATAAGGTTCGTTTGACTCTCGGTCCATTACAATACGCTTGCGACCTAGCTTGTCCAGAAGTTTTAGCAACATAAAGAAAATCTCCTATGCTATAGTGTAACATAGGAGATCAAATAAAGTCAAGTTGACTTTAGCCAAATTAAGCTATTTGACGTAGGCCTGGCTCAAAGCGAGTATTGGGTCCGACAATCATTGTAGCTACACGATTGATTGGTTTTAATGATACCCTAGTACCAAATCCGCTCCAATAGCTAACATGAATCCAAGGTGCATTCGAGGCTTTCTCTAGAATGAGCTGATCAAACGGAATATTATCGCGTACCCATTTAGCTATTTCAAAATACTGACTAGGAGCAATTCCTTTAAACTGGATGTCCATAGCCATACCGTCTCCGTGCTGGGCTTGGTCAGCTCCTTGACGAAACGTATTAGTAATAAGCGCATTTGGGTACTTCTCAAGGATAGGTTCCCAAGTGTTCTTTGCTAGGTTAGATAAGTTATGTAAAATTTGCGGGACCGTTAATCCCTTTTGTGCCTTAAGCCATTTGGGATCACCACCACTCCACAATGCTGTCTGCGTAGTAAACTTAGCCAACGATGTTTTATCAGTAAGTTGCACACTATTATAGATAGGGTGACCTTTTGGATATACTGCGTCAGACCATTGTGCCCAGTTACCTTGAACTACTGTACCCGACGAACTATTAGGTGAACCATTGTCTGTTTGAGTAACTGTAGGGTCTGTGCTAGGAACGGTATTCCCGGTTAACGTGCCGTTTGCTGTACCTGCCGCCACGGCACCGGATGAGCGTGCCTGGGATGGATCGTTAGGATTAGTAAAGTCAATGTTATCTGCATCAACTCCTGCAAACATAGCCTGATTCTCGGGGGTGTCTTTAATTGTACCGTCTGTGTTTAGACCTTGTGCGGCCATAAATGCCTCAAAGCCGCCAGGAGGTTCCCACAGAGCTACTTTAACTCCGTTTACATAAACGTTATCTGAATGGAATACGTCTGTAATTCCGCCCGAGCCTGCTACGTATGGCATCTACTATCCTTATAACTTAATACCAGACACAGCTTCAAGGTAATTCTTGCCCATAGCGGCTGTGCTAGTGGCGATACCAATGATGTGCTGTTTTCTGAACTCTAACTTTTCGATTTCAGCCGCTGTAATAAGATATGGTGCAAGACTCATACCTTGTGGACCAGCCGCTAATACTAATGGTCTAGAGATAATGAAACCATCTGCGGTTTCTGATTCTAACTTGCCGATGATTTCTTCGCCAGTAAGTACTTTCATACTTACTACATCGCCTGGCTTATACGGAAAACTAATTAACATCTGTGTGTCCTTGTGTGTTGTTTAATCTGCGTTAACGCTAATCCACTCTACCATCTTCTGGTAACCACCAATGTGCTCGCCATTGATAAAGATCTGTGGAACTGATCTTGGTGTGTGACCTAACTTCTCTGTTAGCTCTGTCATGTACTGTGCTTCGTCGATTGACTTAACTTCGACCGGCCATTCTCTACGGCTAGCTACCTTCTTTGCGCTATCGCAAAACTGGCATGATGCTTTACTGTAAATTTCTACTTTTTCAACTATAACCATGATACCCTCTTATAGTTTAAAGCCAGAGAAGTCACTGATGTTAACGTCTTGCTTAATGCCGCCGATAACATAGCTCTCTACTTCTGTCTCTTGTGGTGCTACTTGTAGTCCTTTACTTGACAACCAGTGCTGTGTCCACGGTAGTGGGTTTTCACTGTGTCTTGTAAAGATGTTGTCTAAGCCAATGGCTCTGACTCTACGATTAGCAATATACTCTACGTACTCGTGTAGTAGACGTTCGTTTAGACCAATGATACTACCGTCTTTAAACAAATAGTTAGCCCAATCTTTTTCTTCTTGGACAACTTTCTTGTAAAGCTCGATAACATCATCTTGACATTCTTCAATGATACTTAGCATTTCAGGATCATCTCCTTTTTGCCAGTTCTTAATAATGTGCTGACTGATTGCCAAATGCTGTGTTTCGTCACGAGCAATCAAGCCGATAATCTTAGCACTACCTTCCATTAGCTTTAATTCGCCAAATGCAAAGCTACATGCAAATGATACATAGAAGCGAATACCTTCTAGTGCATTAACGTTGATCATTGCCATGTACAGTTTCTTCTTAAGTGTACGTACATCGCCTTCGCCTGTAACAGTATAACGATTAGCATAGGAGATAAAATCGTCATATGCTTCTGTTACACTTTTAGCACGGTCGATAATCTTTTCGTCATCAAGGATAGTGTCAAACACTTCAGTAGGGTTACTGTATACGTTCTTGATAATGTGTGTATAACTACGGCTATGGATGTTCTCGAAGAACTGCCATGCGTTCATGCAACTTTCAAGTTCCGGTAAACTGCAATATGGACCGAACGCCTGTAACACACCACGACCCTGTACAGAGTCGAGTAGTGTTTGGTACTTAAGATTAGACGTAAAGATAAACTTTTGTTCTGGACGGAACTGCTGGTAATCGGCACGATCTTTTTGTAGACTTACTTCTTCAGGACGCCAAAAGTAGCCTAGTTGTGTTTGAGTTAACTTATCAAATACAGGGTACTTGAATACGTCAAATCGTTGAGTGTTGGGTTCAGCACCAAAGAACATAGTTTCTTTAGTGAAGTCAACTTTATTTCTGTTAAAAACCGTCGTCATTTCTATTCCTTAAATTGCACAGGCATCACATGCCTCTTCATCCATAATTGGTTGCAATGGTTGAGCAGATTCTGTACTTGCTTGTGGTACTTCATCATCGCTCTTCATATCATATGTATTTTGATAGTAGCTAGTCTTCCAACCGTACTTGTATGTAGTTAACAAATCTTTAAGCATAACGCTTAACGGTACTTCATTGTTAGTAAACTGTGTCGGGTTATAACTCCAGTTGCCGCTAATAGCTTGGTCGAAATACTTTTGCATTGCGGCAACAATACGAATGTAACCTTCGTTACCTTTCATATCCCACAACAATGTATAGTGGTTCTTTAAACTTTGGTAGCTAGGAACGATTTGTTTTAATGTACCTTTCTTTGACTTCTTAACTGATAGTAAGTCACGCGGAGGTTCAATGCCGTTAGTTTCGTTACTAGCTACTGAACTAGATTCACTAGGCATCTGTGCGCTTAGTGTACTATGACGTAGACCGTATTCAGCAATATCTGCACGTAGGCCTTCCCAATCGTAATGTAATTCTGTTCCTAGGAACTCATCAATATCACGCTTATAGGTGTCAATAGGTAAGATGCCTAGACTGTACTTAGTACGATCATAGAATTCACAACGGCCTCGTTCCTTGGCCAATGTATTACTTGCCTTCAATAGGTGGTATTGGAACGCTTCTGTTAATCTGTTTACTAAGCGAGCGGCTTCGACGTCTTCATAGAATACTTTGTTACGAGCAAGGTAATGTGCCAGGCCAATGTAACCAATACCTAATGAACGGCGAGCCTTAGTTGACTTCTCAGCGGCAATAACCGGATAACGCTGATAGTCAATCAACTCTTCAAGGCCTCTTACTGCTAGATCACACAAGTTACCTAGCTCATCTAAATTACGTAGTGTACCCACGTTAATAGCACTTAGAATACATAGTGCAATTTCACCTACACCATCAATGTGTTGTAATGGGTCTGTCGGTAATGTAATCTCTTGACAGAGGTTACTCATTCTAATTGCATCTAAGAAGCTACTGTGACTATTAGCATGGTCTAGGTTCATAATATATAAACGACCAGTCTCGGCACGTTCCTTTAGTAGGTCTTGTAACAAGCCCATAGCAGGAATTGACTTCTTAGGAATCTTAGGATCATTCTCGTACTTAACATACAATGGATCAAACTCGTCGTTGTTACCAAATGCTTCGTACAAGCCAGGTACATCATGCGGAGAGAACAATGTAATGTTACCGCCACTCAATGCACGTTCGTAGAAAATCTTACTTAATTGAATAGAGTAGTCTAATCTACGTACACGGTTATCTTCTGTGCCTTTGTTGTTCTTAAGAACAAGGATGTCTTCGATTTCTTTGTGCCATACAGGAAAGTGTACAGTAGCACTGCCGCCACGAACACCGTTTTGTGTACAACATCTTACTGTTGATTCAAACTTCTTGAGGAACGGGACCACACCGGTGTGAGCAACTTCCCCTCCGCGGATCTTTGAATTGATTCCTCGGATTCGTCCGGCGTTGATACCAATGCCTGCTCGTTGCGCCACATACTTTCCAATAGCCATGTCGGAAGTAAAAATACTATCAAGAGTATCATCGACATCAACGAGAACACAACTAGCGAACTGACGCATAGGAGTACGTACACCGGCCATGATTGGCGTAGGAATATTGATTTTGTATTGGCTGACTGCATCATAATATCTCTTTACATAAGACATACGTGTGTCACGTGGATAGCGAGCAAACAATACTGCCGAGATCAACATGTACATGTATTGAGGTGTTTCAAACACCTTACCGCTTGAACGATCTTGTACTAGGTACTTGTCAACAACCTGTCTAATACCTGCATAGGTAAAGTTAAAGTCACGGTCATGATTCATGATATCATTAATTTGATTCCACTCATCTTCATTGTAGCTAGTTAATAGCTCAGGGTCATAGATACCTGCTTTTACATTTCGCTTAACTAAGTCTAGTACGTGTAATGGTTCAAACTGGCCGAACACTTCTTTGCGGAGACCAAATAGTAGTAGGCGGGCCGCTACATATTGATAGTTTGGGTGTTCTAAGCTGATAAGGTCATTCGCACTGCGAACTAGGATTTCTTGGATGTCGTTTGTTGTGATACCGTCAATGAACTGCAAGTCTGCATTCATTTCAATTTGGCTTACGTTTACACCAGCCAGGCCCAAACAAGCCTCTTCTACCATTTTATGGATTTTATCAATCTTTAGCGGCTCTTTGCGTCCGTCTCGTTTTACTACAAATATGTTTCTTGTCATTTTACTATTATTCTCCGCGACACTCTCTACTCTTTAGGATGTTCTATTTACTCTCAGTCTCAGGTTGTTAAAAACTACTTAAATGCAGTTTACAACTTCGTCGACCGAGAATGTATTTAATATCTCCACCATAGGGGATTCTATGCTAACTTTTTTATTGTACAGGTAAACTTGCTTGTTGTCTAGTACCAAAGCTAAACAATTATGCTTTTGTTCTCGATCTGAAACAACGCATAGCTGTACTCTGGACAAATCCTGGTTAGTAAGTTTTAAGGCATACCATATTCCGAGGACAACAGAATTAGGACAAAAGTCCTCTTTGTAAAGTAATTCCCATGGATTAGGCCATTGGTCTAGCTTCCATGGGTCAAAAGTTCGACGAACGGTTGGCGCAGATGTCCACCATTTATATGCTTCTTTAAAAGCATCGTCAAACGAAGATTGTTCAAGGTCCTGACGCATACTGCGCCAGAGTCTGAATCTGGCTATTGGGCCTGACGCCCAGATTGTTAAATTGTTTTCCACACTCTAGAATTATAATAAAGTCTTGCTGGTTCTACACTGGCATTGATATACTGTAGTTCAATGGACTGACCGTTGTTTGTTAACACTAAACGTAGTTTAACAGGATCTGAGTTCGAAGTATACTGTGCCGAGTCATTATAATCTAAAGTTACACCGTCTGAAACAAACTTTAAGTCACCAACGGCTAGGCCTTGTACAGATTTTACGCTGTACTCATAGATACCGGTGTTAGCGTAATCTACTTCTAGTGCAACTACAGTTGGTGTCCAGTTTGTCTTATTGGCCGCTAATGTAATCATATCGGTACCCTGGAAACCGTCGTATAAACGAATTTCAGAGTTGTAACCAATAGTTACGGTAGAGCCTGCAGGAGGTGGTGTAGTAAAACTAATGACAGTGCGGTCTGGTAAAAAGCTGTACAGAGGAATCTGCAATACATCGTTAATCAATGTAAAGAAGATGGTACTAGTTCTAACCAAGCTCTGGTTAATAGTGAAGTTTGCGCTATCACCGTTGCCCGTAAAGTTCTGTGACGGGTTGCCGATGAATAAGCGTCTTTGGTCTGTGGCGTATGCAAGTTCGCCGGGTTCTAATAGGGGTAAGTCTTCTAGTAAACCACGGCGTACCTGAATTCGCGAAATAAACGATTCTGTTGTCATGTAGGTTAGCTCCTGATTACATATTTAGCTGGTAATACTGTGCTACCCTGGCTCCCCACTTGTCACACATTGCATCAAACTTGGCTCCTTGTAGATCAAACAGTTGGAAAGTGTTATCTCGGGCAATCATGAAAATAACGGCTCTTTTAATGTCAGATCCGTGTACTTGATTGTGCGCGAGTGCATACGCACAGCACTGCAAATAATAGTCTTCAATCCACTCCTCTTTCTTAGGTTTTGTGGTGTTTTTGAAGTCAATAATAGCCGGTTCGCCCTGGTAACAGCCTACTAAGTCAGTAGTGCCAGCATATAGGTCAGGATAGTATAAACCTACCTCAGAACCCCATACTTCTGTTACTTGACTAAGTCCTTTATCAATAACAACATCGCTCATAGCTTTAGCCATTTGATGTACTACGTTATTGCCACTAGGACGGGCTTCGTTTAGAATATACTTTTCTAAGTGAGTATGGACTAGAGTGCCTAGTCCTGCGGCTTCTGTGCTAATCTGTTTTGCGGCCGTTTCGCCTACACGCTTTTTCCATTCGTTCAGGAATGTCTTATCTTTGGTTTTATCCAAGATAGTTGTTACGCTGGGTAGTTTGTTGTTGTTAGGGTCAACGTATAAACGAGTGCCGTTTACTGTTTCCCTAGATAGTGGTTTATAGTCGTATGGACTCTTGATGATGATTGACATACGCTATACTAACAAAAGTATTAGCGCATGTCAAGTGGTTTTGGTTATTGTTGGATGGATTTCATTGCCTGATCAGTTGCCATACTTGAGACTTTTTCTTGGTCTGCTTCTGCTTGATCAGCATTTGGTGTATTGAGTTCATCTTCTTGGTCTGGGTTCATACCAGTGTCAAGTTCGATCTCTTTACCGTTGATATTTTTGATGCTTGGCAATTCGCCTAAAATGTCTATTAAGTCTCGTGCAGTAACATAATAGCCTTCTTTGTTTAAGTCGGCTATCATATCGTGCATTGACATCTTAGTTGTTCCAGTAGCACTAGCAGTCATTACGATGTTTAGTGCTGTGGATTTAAGTTCGTCAACGTAGTTACTGTTTAACTCAAATAGTTTCATTTAAACTCTCGGCCAGTTGGTTCGCCTGCAGGACCGCTAGCGGCTTCTGCACCACCTAGACCTTCACCGCCCATATCTGCACCTGGTTCTGGCTCGCCCATTTCGCCGCCCATTGGGCCAGCTTCTGGAGCAGGAGCTTCGCCTGTTAGAGTTAAAATAGCATTAGATACTTGAGCATGTGCATCCTTTAGGCTATCTAGCGTACCTTGCAATACGCCTTCAACTGTTGCGTTGAATTGTGTTGCTTGCTCTACACCAAATACTTCCTTCATTCTGTCCACTAGGCTCATTAGTGTTTCTACTTGCATTTTAGCAATGTCTTCAGCCATGTCTTGAAGATCACTAACCATGCTCTTAGCGGCTAGTTGAGTTTCAGCTTGGTCTAAATCTTGCTCTAATAGAACACGTAACTGTTGAACGCTTTCGTTCATTCTAGTTTTAGGTTGTACTTTAGCCTTAGGGTTGCTACGTGATGGGCCGATTTCAGCTAGCATAATCTTAATGCTTTCTGCAATCAGTACGCTCTTAACGTAACGTGGATCATTTTGGTAGTTCTTAACTTCACAGCTAAGATTCCATTGCTTGCGCTTGATCTGTTCTAGGATAGAGTGCAACTTACGAGAGTCAATTGAGTCAGACTTA